GTAATGATGATTGACATAAAAATGTTTCATTACTATAATTGGCGCCTACAAAATTGCTATCAATGGCTGCTGGAATTGGTACAATCCAACCCTCATAACCATCAATTGTAGTGCCGCCGGTGTAATCAATATTAATACGTTGATATGCCGCACGTGGAGGTTGCAATCTTAATGTAGTGTTAGCCCAAAAGTTATTTGTTGTACTTGATGTATTTGTATACCAGGGATAATAATCATCAGTACCTAATGTATATGCCTGAGTTGAAATACTACCACCGCTGTTATAAAATTCTAATTGTGCAGGAATACGTAATGTTGCTACGCCACCGCTTGCACGTGACACTGTACTAAATGCATTTGTACCATTATCACCATAAAATACAGGAGGTTGATCATCAGCAAATTGTAAATATGATCCAACTGCAAATATTTCTACGTTGGCAATACCATTTGCATTAGAAACATTTACACCATTTCCTGTAAAGTTAAGAATACTGACGTTGCTTACTACGTTGACACTAGTTTCTTGTACAGTTAATGTGCCATTGCCACCACCAGTACCATTTGCAATACTTGTAATACGACCAGCGGAATCAACACAGACATTGCTTGGATATGTATAACAACCAGCAATTACGCCTGTGTTAGTCATGTTATTACTTGTAACAGTATTGCTTTGAATGTTGTTACCAGTTACACCACCATATTTAATTTCAATACATGCACCACTTAATGCAACAGTTGGTGTTGCACTCAAATTAAATTGTGTATTGCTTACTACGTTTGCAACAGTTGTATTAGCAACTAATGTACCTGTACCACTTGTTACATAAACTTTACCACCTGGTAATAAATTAGCAATTGCATCACTTGTTACTAATGTTCCACTTGAACTTGCGTTACATGCAGTATATGTATTGCTTGTTGATACCCCATTACCTGGCCATACAACAAGATTACTTGCAGGACTTAAGGCACCTGCTTGATAATTTCTAGCAGTTACAGACCAATATAAATTGCCTGCAGGTAAATCAGTACTGCTTATACTTAAAACTGTGTTGGCAGCAAATGGGAATCCATTTGAACTATTAACTGTGGTATATCTTACGTGCTGTTGACTATTAGATGTATTACCATAGTTAAAATCCATCATTAACACACTACCAACACTAGGTACATTACCTGATACATTCATTGTATTGACTGTGTTTGCCAAATCTAGTGTAACGATAGGTGCATCAGGTGTACCAATAATGTTAGGATCAGTTAATCCTGTATTACCTTCTGGCACAAAGTCTTGCAATGCGTTATCTACGTACACCAAATTATTATATTCAAACGCAGTAATACGTGCGCCTAAACTACCATCGTCTAGTTTGGCTTCTTGTACTTGTGATACACGGAATAATTTACCATATCCACTGTTAAATGTGTCCCAACCATATGGTTCAAATGGTATGCAGATAACATCACCTGCTTCTATTTGTATACCACTATAATCAAGTGTAAAGTCAACTGTCAAGTCCTCACGTGACTGCAATAGTCTGCGAATACCCAAATACAATGATTGTATGTAATTGTTTACGATTGGATACTGTACGGTTAATCCATTAATTGGTTCGTTCTTACTAATAACTTCAGGAACATAATCAATCAATTCAATTGTTCTAAAGTCAGTTTGGTCTTTAATATTTGCGTTTGGATATTGTACTTCCAATACATTATATGAACTATTCAAATCAATTGGGTTTACGTTAATACCACCAATCAAATTGCTATCAGTTACTTGATATAAACTGCTTAATGTTTGACCTGCTTGTGTATAACTTTGGTTAATTACAACTTTCCATTGTCCAGTCAATTCACTATATTGTAACCAACTGTCACAACTATCTGCTATTGTTTGTAAATTGTCTAAGCAATTAACACCTGTATTAATTGGACCATTGATACGATATCTTGGTTGCGTTGCTGATCCACCACCAACAGGCGTAAATGTAATTGTCTGATCACTATATGTGTCTAATGCAGTTAAACTTGCTGTATCAATACTTGCTAATGGTATAGCACAACCATAACGTTCGTTCTGCATGTAGTCAAGGAATACTTCACCTGGTTTAGTTAAACTATTTTGTAATTGTACGTTAAGTGTACCAAGTCCTGTTAACTGTGCATCTTGATTATATTCAACTCGCACAATTATAAAGGCAGTGTCAGTCATATCTGCTGATTCACCACCCGTAGTATAGATAGGACCATTCCAACGTTCACCACTTGGTATGCCACCACCTGTACTGCTATCACTCATTATAGTAATTGCATTACTTGCACCAGTGTCTATACCTGAACTTGATCCATTAGGGAAACGCCAAATATAAATTTTACCATTTACAGTATTGTCAATTTGTATTGGATTACTATTTGTTTCCATACTGGTTACTTTACCAGTATTACCTAAATCACCAAATATAACCTTCTTACCATTCCAATATATGTCACCAAATGTATATGCGCCACTATCTGTAACTTCTGCTAATGAGCAAACATACCACATGTACTTTTGGTCTGTGCTAATTTTTGCATCAGTAATAACAGGAGCAATATATGCATCACCATATACTACAGGCAATTTATTGTTTGTTGCTGGTGGCAACTGAACACGTGCGCCACTGTCTTGCGTGCCGGCTGCGCTTGTGTTTGCACGATTAGCAATTAACTTACTAATACCAATCGTCAATAGTGTACGTGCGGCAAAACTAGCAACAGCACCAAATATTGCTGATCCTGTAACTGCTGTAACTGCCGCCGCTATCGCTGTAAAAATTGGCATTTATAAACTCCAAGTATGTTCTACAGGTTTAAGACCAAACTTACTATAATCTAATGATTGTCCTTCCATTTGACTCATTGTATAATTTGAAATCTTACCTTCTTCTAACATGGTATCGCACATGTTAGTATATTCTTTTAATAATCTATATCCTGCTGTACTATTTCTATGTTCTGGTTCTACCCAATATGCAATTTCATTCATAATGAATTGCGTACCATCCCATAAAAATGGTGACTTAATTGCAAGCAACATTCCTGTTACCTTATCGTCCTTTTCGCTGACTAATGCAAGTCCACCGCCAATAAGGATGTGCGTTAATATTCTTACGCCTGTTTCTTCATTTGTTACGTTTACCTTAACACTACCACTGTCGTGATAATTCCACAACATCTCTTTAAGTTTAGGTAAATCAAATTTATTTGCTAATCTTACTTTCATTATGGTTGCTCAAAGTTTTGTGTGCTTTCATTTGTTATGCCACCTTCCAATCCTGCACCACTTGGGTTAGGTCTTGTTGGGCCTGGCTTTCTACCAAAGTCAAACTGTGTATCAGCAATACTATAAACGTTATTCATAGAACTATCTAAACTATTAAACACTTGCCAACTTTGTTTATTTGTTTTGCGACCTGCTACACGATTTTCTAATACTGTTTTATATGAACTGCAATTTATGGTTACAGTAAAGTTATCATCTTTTTCCTGACGATCTTCTGTAATATTATAACTGGTAACAATACCTGTAAAACGATGTGCGTTGCTAGTCAAGTTAAAGTTATTGTCATAGAAACCTCTAACAATTTCTACTTTGCTACCACGTATTGTATTATCCAATACAACTTGTATATTGTTACCACTTATACCTGCTAAACTTATACTGGTATCTGCTGATGTAACACGCAAGTCACGTTGTTGCACACCAACTGCTAATAAACCACCTAATGGTGTATATGTTGTACCACTAATTGTTTCTGCTTTATATGCACTGCTGAATGTATAAACACTTGTAACATATGCAGTACCATTTCCAGTACCAGCGCCAGTTGCAGTAAATGTTGTACCAGCAACATTACTATTTGCGCCCATTGCTGTCCAATTGGTGTTGCCACTAACTTGTATAGTGCATTCATTACCTGCTGAAATGGCATTGGCTAATGTAGAATTGTAAATTGATAATTTTACAAATTCTGCGTTAATGACAAAATTAGGATCGCTGGCAACTGCTGGTATATTCTGCATTATGCGGCTCCTACATATTCATACAATTCAAAACTATCACTAAATTGTAATAGTGCATTATTTGTTGGCGTTGTTGTTGATCCAGTAAAACCACCTACTACTAATTTATATGTAGGCATGTTTTGACAGAACATATTAAATTGACAATCATTACCAACAATAATACCTAATCCAGTTAATGTACCTGATAAGATATTTGGTCTATGTGTTGTTACTGTTACAGTTGGACCACTACCACGCAATACATCTGTTTCGCTTGTGAATGGATAAGGATATGCGTTACTTGCACCAATTTGTATCAAGTCATTCGCTTTAAACAATACTGTGCTTGAACTTACTGCTGGTAAATTGGTTAATTCTAATTGATTACCTACAAATTGTGATACTGTAATATTACCAATTTGTGTACTATTCATTGCACCTTGATATGCAAACATCCATGCAAACTTGCTATTGTTGCTGAACGTAATTACTTCAGGTAAATATCTATCCAACGTATCAAGTTGTTCCATTAATGCACGACCCTCGCTATAGCGAATACTGTTTGGCATATCAAGTGTAAAGCGCCATGGATTTTTAGTAGGCGTAAAACTTGTGCGAGGTATTTCGTTACGTGTTATTTGGATACCAACAACATTTCTGCGATTGATGTTTAATCCATTACACTTATCTATAATTGTTTGTAAACCTGCCATGTGTTAATCCTTATTTGTTAAAGTATGGCAATTCTTTTTGTGCCAACTGAATTGTACCTAACATAGTTCTGCGATTTTCTGCAAAGAACTGAGCAACACTACGACTGTCAATTGCGTCAATATTGTATGTGTAATAATTGTTTGTCACTGGTGCTGAAATTTCTTTTGTGCCACCTAACATTTCATTTGGTACAATTGTGCCAGGTGTTTTTGGTATGAATAACTCAGGTCCACGTTCACCAACAATACTTGGTTTGTTAATTGGAGGAGTACCACCATTTGCAAATCCAAACAGTGATCCTAAGAATGATCCACCACCGCCACCAAATATACCACTTAATATTTTGCTGGCTGCTGCCTTTAATTCAATCTTTAACATGTCTTGGATAATACTACGTGCAAAATCTTTAAAACTAAACTTACCTGTTTCAACAAACTTATCAATAGCACTTTCCATATTACGTGTCACACTACTGAATATCTCACCTGCTTTACGTGCTGAGTTTGTGGCATTATCCAAATAACTATTGAATGCCTGTGTCCATCCAAATTCAAATGAACGTTGTGTTTCATAAATTGCTTTGGCTGCATCTTGTTGAATTGTAATTGCTTGTTTAGTTGCGGCATCTATATTGGCTAGTGCTTGAGCCAATCCTTGAGGATTATCATTAAATTGCTCGGCAACTCTACGTTTGGCAGCAATTGCAATTTCATTTTCCTTATCTGCAATCTTTTGTAATTCTGCTTGTACGCCAGGTAAAGTAGATTGCGCATGTTCTTGGTACATGGCTCTAACTTTATCCATAGCACTAATTTGAATTTCACCCGCCGCTTCTTGTGCAGCCAATTGTGCTTCAGTTGCTTTAATTGCTAATTCTGCATAATGAGCAAGGTCTTTTTCAATTTGCATTGCTCTAATACGTTCATCAACAAGTTTCTTAACAATAGGAACTTGTGAATCATATTGTTTAGTAACATCTGCAATTGCTCTTTGCACCTGACCAATTTCTTGTGTATCAGTTGCACTTCTTGCTTCTTTTGGTACTGCTAATAAATCACGTAATTTTTCTTGTAATGGTAACAGTGCCGCAATTTTTCTTTGTTGCAAATCATATAATGTTGTTACCGCAATCTTTTGTTCTTCAGTTTGACCAAGCAACTTAGTTTGCAAATCAAACTGTTCATTATATTGTTGAATAGAACGTCTTGTTGCATCAATCTGTTTATTAGTTGTATTCTCTAATAATGCGGCGGCAGTTTTAATTTTTAGTGCTTTTTGCTCTGCTTCCTTACGTGCCTTTTCTAATTCTTCTTTTAATTTGGCTTCGGCTGCTGCCTGCTTTTCTGCGGCTGCTTGTGCATTAGTTTGTAAACCTAAAAATTCTCTAAATTTATCTAGGTCAATTACACCAAAAAAGTCTAAAAGTTTGGTAGTGACTGCACCTATCGCTGTTCCTAATACTGTTAAGCCAGTACTGGTTGTAACTAATTTTTGTATTAATGCAATTACTAATTTAAATCCATTAACAATTGGGCCGCCAATTAATACCAATCCAATTGCTAATAGTACATCTAAAAATGCCTGTGCTGCCTTACCACCTTCGCTTAACCAATTAATAAAATTAGCGATTGGTTGTAAAACTGTTATCAATACTTTTTGTAAGTCACCATAGGCCTTTTGTAGATTATCTACCATTTCGCCTACACGTTCAACTTCAACTGCTTGTTGTGCTGCCTTTAATGTGAATTTACCAAGATCATTTGCAACACCTTCAAAATCTACAGTTCTTACAGATTTACCTAAAATGTTATTGGCATTGCTTAGACGTTTTGTTTCGCCTTCTATTTCTGCTAGACCTTTTAGATATGCCTGAAATGCAGGGCCTACATCCAAATTACTAATTTCTTTAAGTGTTAATCCTGCATCTTGAAATGCATCTTGTGCATCACGACTGCCATTACGTGCTTCTTCTAATGATAATGCAAAACGTTCTATGGCTCTATATGCACCCTCTGCATCACCACCATTTTGTTTAATTGCGGCAGCAAATCCTA